CCTAGCTCGATGGCACTCTATCGCCGCAACGTAGTCTCCGGAGTCGTGACCTACCAGCGTGTCTTTGCTGACACCGTAACCAAAAATGTCTACGTTGAAAAGTGCGGTGTTACGCTGCCTGGAACCTATGTCACTGGTACTCTTGTCGAACGACTCCGAATCTAACGAAACACTGACGATAGGAGTAGCGTCCGGAGTCTGATTCTCCGGAGCTTCCAAGTATTCCGTCCAAGGATTGTCGCGCTCTACAAATACGCGCAAAGCCCACAGCGTTGGGTCTTTGCCGGCGGCCGCGGCTAGTTGTTGTTGCTCTGCTTGCTCGGTAACCAACACCGCAGCAATCTGGTCCCGGATTAACTCTACTGAGTCTTGCTTGTCGATGAGCTGCGAAATCACTGCTTGTAAGACTCTAACGTGAGAACAACTAAGCCGACCGTTCGATCTGGCTTAGCTTCTATAACTTTGAAAGTGTGCGAAGATCCGTTGATGTCGTCAAACGTAACCGTCCACGGCTTAGCACTGCGTGACGTTATAGCTTGCGGTTGGTTCAGCCCTGCTTTCGTGATCGAACTTCTGCGCAACGTCACGGACGCAACGCGCACCGACACGACGTGGCCAGTCTCGGGATCTATCTGTTCGCTGACGTCCTTAGCTGAACCCGTCAAGGAAACACTGGAACCTGACGGATCTGTCAACGTGACAGGCCACCCAAAAGCCGAGGCGTCTTCCAGTATAAACGAAAGATCCGCCTCGGCTTGTGTTCTCAAACTCATTGTTTACCTTACGCAGGCACAACCCTGCCATTGTCGACGTGAGCCTTAAACATCTGCTGAGCAAGCGCAGAATCGTCACTCAAGTCTGCGGGTTTGATTTCTGTGCCCTCGTCCAAAAGCTCGCGATTACAGACGATCGACACGCCAGGCGCTACCTTATAGCCGGAAGGGGCCGGAGCTGGCTTCTCGTCTGGCTTTGCACTGGACGCAGCCGGAGCTGGCTTTGCACTGGACGCAGCCGGAGCTGGCTTTGCACTGGGCGCAGCCGGAGCTGGCTTCTCAGGCTCGTCGCCTTCGAGTTCCTTCAGTTCAGACAACATCGCAGATAGGTCAACCGCGCTGGCGCCTTTGACGTCAACCTCCACCTCCAGCTTAGCTGCCAAGTCTAGTACTTGTTTTTCCAGTTCTTTCTTGCTGGTCAATGTCTTTCTACCTTTCAACGCCGCGCGCAAGTGTGAACCTACGCGCGGCTTTCAGCGTGAACCTTACGCGACCACCGTGATGCGCGCGTAGGTGTCGATAGCCGTCGGGATAGTCAACGGCCGAGTCGAGGCAGAAACCATCAGGTGTTTGCCGTCCGGAGTGAACCAGGAATTGGTAGTCAACGCCAACCCAAGAGAGCTGTCGTTCATCTGCGGAGGCAAGAAGTTCATAGCCCGCTGCTCCGGAGACACCAAGATCGGAACCATGCCGTACGACAGATCGAGACGTGCACCCGACGACGTCATAATGACGTTATTATCGGAGACATAAGGCGTATGGTTACCGGTCGCCGGATCCTTGTAAAACCCGTCGTACATCCACATTTCAAACAGGTACTGTCCGATCCAAACACGACCCATGAAGGTTGAGCCCTCACCGCGCATTTCAGGCGCAATCTGACCAAGCTGGAAATTACGATTATCCAACCGAGCTTGCACGTCGGTGTTAGCCAGGAACCGCTGGGCCGCACTGGTACCGAAGATCAAACGATCCGGCTTCCGCTTACCGTCTCGACGAACGACAATAGCCGCAGCTTCGACGTCTCCGAGTGGATCACCAGAACCACCGTTAACCGCCCAAGTGGTTCCTACCGTGATCTTGTGCGTGGACTTCATTCCGAAATCCAACTGGTACAACGTGTTTGACGACTCGTCTACAAGCGTGACAGTGCCGTCCTGGAAGACTTGCGAAGACATCAACTCGACAGATCGTCGGATCTTACGCTCTAGCTTCCGGAACACTCGGAACGATTGCGTGGTAGCGTTGAACGCAAAATCCGGATCTGAAAACGGGTTCTGCCCCGCCATCCGTTTGATCATATCATAGGACGTGATCGTCCCGGCTTCGTCGAAGATCGGAGGCGTATAACCCTTGTTGACGTACTTGTTAGTTTCGTTCTGGCGAGAGCCGGATGTCAGATCAGTCACTGCGATCGCGATGTCATTATCATCACGTTCGATGTCGATCTCTACCTTCTCGGTACTGTGAATGTTTTCCGGAGGAGTCTGAAAGAATCCCGACAGAAACATGGGAGCTTCAGACTCTTCAAAATACGCCCGAAGCAGTTTCGTGTTAGATGCATCACTCATTGTTTTACCTCAAGCGTCCTTACTGGTTATCCAAAACCGCAAGCTGTTGAACCGGAACCGCGACGATTCCGACGTCGTTAAGCTGGTCCACGATGACAGCGGTCACGTTATCGCCGTCGCCGTCTTCATCGATAACCAGTCGAGACTTGTTAACCTTGCCCTTTACAAGCGCGCGCACAGCAAGCGAACCGCTGCCGGACTTCGTGATCTCATACGTCATGAGAGCCTTAGGAGTCTGAGCACCGTTCACACCAGTAGGCGAAAACGGGACCAGCGGCGTCCCGCTCTGCGCAGAAACGACGAACGTTGCACTGTCGCCAGTTGCAAACTCGGTACCGCTGCCAGGGTCGGTAACCGTAACAGTCAGACCCAGGTTCGCGAAGTTGAGATCGTCGGTATTAACGCCGCCTGCAGTCGTTACCGTCTGCGCCGCCCCTTCCGGGTCCGTCAACGTCCAAGGTCCAAGACCAGACGACAGAGTACCAGCTACAAGAGTCCACGTACCCGCCTTGAGCGTCTTCGCTGCGTTAGCGACTACGGCAAGCGTAAAAGTGCCAGTGTTACCGACGTCTGGAGTAACCGGGACAGTATCCGACACCAACTTGCGCGCCATGATGGTGCCTTTGACGAACGTGTCAGCGGCCGCAAAAAGAACAGTGTCATCCTGCAACTCTTCATTCGCCAGCGCAATGCTGTAGATGTCGACGTTAGTTACAACCTTATTAGCCATTACGCTTTCACTCCCTTCGTAGCTTCAAACCGAGCGGCGACCTGGTCGCCAATGTCGACCGTTTCAGGCTCTTCTCCGCCAACCCCTGCAAGCGTACCGCCCGCGCTGTCCGAGTCCGCTTGCGCCGACGCGCGATCCTTACGGTTCATACCTGCGGCGATATACTCGGATTGAATTTTCATCGTTAGCCCGCAGCCATCATTGATGGCGCCGACCGCGGTTTTCAGTGCTCCGGAAGGCTCGATACCTTCGCACTGCAAACCTAGATTGAGGTGCCCGGTCACGCGGTCGCGCTCTTGCGCAACGCCGGATTCAAACACTGCCTTGTAAACGTCAGGGTATTCCGCTTTCAGCTTATCTGCGTCCATTTTTCTCTCTTTCTTTTCTACGGCCGCAGAAGCGGCAACTTTGATTTCTGACCCTTCGGTTTCCACCTCTGGGTTAACTTCGTTTTCCGCGCGAACACGCGAAGGGTTGTTGATCGAGTCGACCATGCCTAGACGTTTAGCTGCGCCCGCCAACATGACGGCACCTCGCCCAAACTCTTGATTAACTCGACTAGCCGACACGCCACGGCCGGAGGCGATAGCGTCCACGAACAGATCGTGGATTTCATCCAAGTAAGCGCGGACGACGGCTTTACCCTCTTCAGTGCTCACATCCGGGCACTTGTTAGGCGCGTTGGTCGAAGTGACGTCCACGACTTCCGGTGTTACAAAATAAGAAGCTACAACGCCGATCGAGCCAAACTCGGCATGCGCCCCAGTCGCTCGGATTTTGCCGACGGCTGCGGCAATAGCATAAGCTGCGGAATCAGCCTGGGAAGCTACGACGCTGCGAGGTTTACGCATGCCTTGTATAGCCGCGAGCGTCTCGAACAAACCGTCTACTGTACCGCCCGGACTGGCCACGTGAAACACGACACGCTTGACTGTCTTGTCAGACTCCGCCTTGGCAATCGCTGCCTGTACATCGTCGTATGTGGTGTTAGGTTCTCCGAATATCAGTGCGAACAAACTAGGCTTAGGTGTAAGCACACCTTCTACTCGAATCTCTGCAACGTCTCCGGCTTGCGTGAAGCTGCGCGGGCTGTCCGCCGAGGCTTCAACCTGGCACTTCAAAACGTAATCGGTGCACTCTTTAGCGCTGGGTACTTGCCCAGACGAAATGCAACGTTGCATTTCGTCCATGACGTCCTGTTTAATCAGCCATAGCATTAGTCTTCCAATTCCTCTGTGTCTATGTCGATCTCGATGTCTTCGCTCTGTTCACCCGGAGGCCGGCTCAACTCTTCCAGCGGCCGCCTAGCTTCTGCGAGCTCGACGTTTTCACGCTGCAACTGTTGAACGTTTTTCGAGTACCTTGTGCCGAACAATTCACGGGAAGCTCTGGCGTTGGTTATCCAGCCCTGATCTCTAGCTTCTGTGTAACCTCGAACCAGCTTAGATAGATCGACCGCCGGCTTGATGTGACCGGACCAGTCGCTTGCTACCCACGCCGTGAACTTGTCGTGCTGAGCGAAGTTTCTCCAAGCTTCGAGTAAACCCGAAGCCGACACCTTGTTAGATAGAGCGCTGGAGATGAGCCATTCGATGTACACCGGCCGGCAAAAGTTCTTGCCCCAGTTCTCGCGCACGACGTTCAGGAAAATCTTGAACTCGTTGATCGCTGCCTGCGACGCAGAGTAGTTGTTCCTG